CTATTATAACACAAGAGGCGGAACCAGTTCTACAACCAGTTCCGCCCCCTGTCGGGTATTTCCTGCCTGCACGGCGGAGTAACTACTGATCCCAACTGTCGTCTGGACCCGCAGTAGCGCCACGAGTATTTCCCCGTGACATCTTATCAGCCAATGACAACCACTCGGAGAGAGTCAGTGGCTGGGGCTGTAGAGAACGTCAACGTGACCGCATTCGTGCTTGTTCGATCAACGTCACAGATGACGGTTTCTTTCGTGGTAGCGTCGTAGACTTCTACGGCAACGTCGTCGGTCCCGAAGTTATGTGTGACAGCGATAGACGTAGCGGCGTTATCACCGATCGTCTCAGCATGCCGGGTAACGAAACCAAGATTGGTTTTCGCACCGGCAGCGGTCGAAGCGCCTGTACCACCGTGGGCAACAGCAATATCAGTTGCTTCCCACACACCCGTAGCGATTGTCCCTAGAGCAGTCAACGACGAGGTAACAACCGACGAGTTAAGTTCAGTACCAGTCAGCGTGCCCGCAGCAGCGGTTACCGTGATGTTTGCTGTACCGTCGAACGAAGTACCATTGATCGTCCGGGCAGTCTCCAAAGCGGTAGCAGTAGCAGCGTTGCCGCTAGTGTCCTGATTACCGGCGGTGTTAACACCCGGCAAGTTGATGTTTGCAGTACCATCGAACGAAACGCCACCGATAGTGCGAGCCGTTTCAAGAGCCGTAGCAGTATCAGCATTACCGGTAACATCACCAGTAACGTTACCAGTGACAGCACCTTCCAGGGTACCCACGACCAGCGTAGCCGCCGTGTAACCCGCACCGCCCGTGTTAACAGTCGTGGTAGGCTCTGCCTGAAGGTCAACGAACAGCTTAAACTTGCCGCTGTCGTTAGCATCACGGAAAAGACCAGCGTAAAGGTCCTGCGAGCCAGACGTGTCGTACAGGCCGTAGAAACCAATGTCTACCGAGTCGGTAGCGCTGTTTCCGTTAGCAAGAACAATCAGCGGGTCTTCAACAGAAAGCGTAGCTGTGTTTACCGTGGTAGTATCGCCGTTTACCGTAAGGTTACCGGAAATGGTAACGTTGTCAGGTAGCCCAATCGTAATGTCACCAGTGCCAGCGCTTACCTCAACCTCGCCTGCGGTGCCAGTAAGGCTAGTAACACCGCTAGAACCAATCAAGTCGCTGATCGCCGCTGAAGTCATAAGCGACGTGTCGTTGTCAGCAAAAGATTCGCCGCTTGTCTGGACCGTTGTCAGCGCTACGCTGTCAAACGTGAACGTGTCTGTGGCTTGAATTGTTAGGCCACCGTTAGCAGTAATAAGACCTGAAACAGTCAAGCTCCCAAGCGTGCCAACACTCGTGAGAGACGAGCCTGTTACGCCAGAGTTAAGAGTAGAGCCTGAAAGGTTATTTGCGTCGATGTTAATGTTTGCTGTACCGTCAAAGGACGCGCCAGCAATTGTTCGAGCCGTTTCCAGGGCGGTAGCTGTCGCAGCGTTACCGCTCGTGTCCTGAGTACCAGCGGTGTTTACACCCGGAAGGTCAATGTTTGCCGTACCATCAAACGAGACGCCGCCAATCGTGCGGGCGGTTTCAAGAGCAGTAGCCGTGTCGGCATTACCAGTAAGGGCACCAGTAAAGCCGGTTGAAGTTACAGAAGTCAGGCCGGTAATAGTCGTATCTAGATTTACAGTTACGGCACCTGTCGTACCGCCGCCGTTAAGGTTAGTGCCAGCAGTAACAGCAGTAATGTCACCCTGCTCCTGCAGACCAACCCACGCAGAACCGTCATAAACATAAAGCTCACCATCTACAGTATCAAAGTAGATTTGACCAGTAGCAGGACTTGACGGAGCCGTAGCCAGGTTCTGAACCTTGGCATTCTGCAGCTCATTTTTATTCAAATCAAGATTAGTTAAGAATTTTTGGGCCACTTTTCCTCCATCAAGTTAAATAAGCCAAACCAGTAAAAGACCCCTGAAAGTCAACCGTGACACTACTGGTACTATTATATGTTACCTTACCAATGACAACTGTCCCTGCAGAATCAACAACAGTTACCGACGGATAACCATCCAACGTATGCGAAATAGTCCAGCTGCTAGAAGCAACCGATTGAGTATGAGTATATCTCTTCGGGATCAGCGGTAAAGCCTCAACTTCCCACGAACTCGCCCCCTTAGGGCCATACAACTTGCCGTTAGAAACATCAACGTAAAAATCGCCCTCCGAGCCAGTAGCATCAGAAGGCACACCGTTGGAATAAAACAGACTAGAGGCCGCACCCGCATCGTTAACAAACGTGGCCGCAACAACAGTGACCGAATTACCGTCCGTCTCAGAAACACTAACCGAATTAATAACGTCTGTTACAGAAACGGTATTCGTTGCCTCTTCAATTGATACCGTATAATCAGACATTTCAGGACCCTACTATAAAGTTACCTTTAACTAATCGCAAAACCCCAGCTTTGGCACCAGCACTAACCAACTCCAAATCGTAGACGTAGGTGTCGGCAGCAATTGACCCGGTTTCTTCACTGGAAAGACTTATTGTTATTGTACCAGTACTAGAGTCGTGGCTAAGCCTACCATTGGAAGTAGTTAGCTCAATTACGGTATCGTCAGACGCAACAGTCCTACGGACATGCATTCGTGAGTCCCAGTAGGCTAAATCCGACATTGTTTCATCAGGATTTTTCACTAAAAGGTCCACGCTTAACGCCGACCCCTTAGTGCAGTTGATCGTCAAGTTTCCTGCCGTCATTCTCCCATAAACCCCATGTTACCCATAGCCAAGTAGTCGTCGGCTGTCATAATCATGCCCCGGCTAACCCACTCGGGCAGATTATCTGACGTTACGACCATAAGCTGCGCCTCACCGTCAGCGTTAATAATCTCACCGATAAACACGAAGTTACCTAGGACGCCGATGTCGTCACCACGCTCTTCAAAAACTTTAGATACGAGATTGTGAACAATTTCTTGAGACGAACACTCTTCCGTGTCTTGCAGGGCAGAAGCCACCATGTCGAGAATGTCATCAATCGAATCCTCGTCGTCACGGTCTTTAAACGGTACGTCCTCTGCCATTATGCCCTCGTATCTCTCAGGAACTCACTCTGGATCTCCAGAAGTAAGCTCGTTGTTTTTCCGTTCCAAATTCACAATTTCTTCCTGCAGATGATGAATAATGTACCGAAGTCTATTATTTTCTTTCCGCTGTAAAGCATATTCTATACGACTTTGCTTAACTAAATCTAGCCATACAAAGTCTTGTGCAGCGTCTACTTCCATGTTGAGTTTTTTGTTTTTGACTCTGCTTGAAAGAATAATGCCAGTAAACGTTACCCCTGAACCGACAAGGGCAGGGATAGTCATGCTCATGAATTCAGACCACATGCCTGCCCCCTTTGTGTTTATTTAGTAGTCAAGTGTTACTTCTAAGCGTGGACGTTTGAAATAAGTCAGAATGTAGAAGCTTGTGTCTGTGTTGTCGTAAAGGGCGCTGTAGTTGGTGTCGTTACCGCCAGGATAAGTAAGACTACCTACGTTATTGACGTTTCCTACTACTAGTGAAGCCCCGTCGGCTACTTCTTCAATTAGACTCTGACTTAACTCCGAAGCTATGATCTCGGACTGAGCAGCCCAACCACCTACCGCAAGAGTAAACTGATGCGCAGTGTTAAAGGAAGGTACGCCACTACCTAAGGTTGAGGTGCTGTGTCCAATGTAGTAAGGGTTAGCTCCGGAAGGGATGGTGCCGTAGCCGCCAGTATCTCGATACAGATGTAATTTAGCAGAAGTTACAGTACCTCTTGTTGCTAAAGCATCACTCAAAGTTTCATTGGTCGTCAAAGAAACATCAGCGTCAAATGCGTAAGCGGACGTGTCATTGAATTCAAAAAACGACATGTGGTCACCGAAACCATAGGATCCCACACGCAACTCACTACGCCAACCAGACGTGCGATACGCTTGATCGTCTGAAGGATAAAAGTTATATGTTACGGGATCTGATTTTTGCCAAGCAACCTGCCAGCCCCCATCATAATACTGTAAATTCTTAGCTGCACTCCAACCACCCGAGTAGACCTGTACAGCCTCCCCGTTAGGCACCTGCACCCAAGATGATCCGTTATATCTATGTAAAGAAGGCATTATGAACTCGTATTAATCCACAAATCGTTAGTAGATGATTCACCAGAGGTTGGTTCGCCGTTTTGAACAAAAATTTTAGTAACAGCACCATGCGCATGTGAACTATCGTTAACCGTTACGCTCATAGAAGCAGTATCGCCGGTACCGATCGACGTGGCAGTAGTAGTAACATCACCAGTAAGCTGAAGCTTGTTTACGCTAGTAAGGCCCGTAGCGTCACCTTCAAACTCAGAGGCTGCAACTTTACCGCCGGATAAACCCAGTAAATTCAAGCCAGGGTTATAGTAAAAGTTTCCATTTACCCTTTGGCTTTGATTACCACTGACAGAAGTTACAAACGTAGGGTAAAAGAGCGTACCGCTTGTCTGATGAGTTATGGCAGTGTTTGTAGCCACATCAGCAGTACCAGTTACATCACCAGTCAAATCTCCCACAAAATTATCAGCAGTCAACGTGTTAGAACTCGCATTATAGGACAGATCTGTGTCCCTTCGTGCTCTTGTATTCCCAGTACCGGTAGCAAACAAAAGATAAGCCGTGCTGCTACTATTATCTGCAAGAACATTAACATTCGTAGAGTTCGTAGCGTCATCAGCTGTAGCCGCATTACCGCTCGTGTCCAACGACAAAGAACCACTCAGCTTAGAAGCATCCAAATCAGCAATTTTCGCATCGACAATAGCTTCCGCACCGATACGATCCATATTTATCGTACCAGTCAACTTCGTAGCAGCCATCGTATCAATCATAGCATTAGTAATAGCACCAGCAGCAATACTATGCTTATGCTCAGCATACGCCAAACCAGACGCAGACGTACCAGCAGACGCCGTACCATCAATCTCACCAATATTACCATCCGTAGTATTCTCTACCGCAATATCAGCCCACGCCGTACCATTACAATACGACAACTGGCCAGTAGTCGAATAATGGAAAAAGCCCTTATATGCTGCAGCCGCAGCAGGACGAGAAGCCGCCTGACTATAACCAGCCACACGATCCTCCAGCTCCTCATGAGAAGCATCCATTTGCGCACGAGTAAGAGCATCAGTACCCGCACTCCAACGATAAATATTTAAACGAGTTGTCTGTGTAACAGCCATAATGAAGCCTCCTGTAACAATATTTTACTAGGAAATCTCGGTTCCCAATAGTGTAATCTCAATATCAGACAAACGTCTGTCGAAAAATGCGAATTCAGCCAAACCAAAGCGAGCGTTAAACTCGCTAGCTGCTCCCTGACCAAACGTGGCAGAGTTAGTAGCTGTTGTAAATGTAGAGGCAACCGCTGCTGTTGCTGTTGACTCCGAAGTGCCGTCTACGATTAGTTCTAGGCCGTTGGCGGGGTCTCTACGGACTACTAACCAATGCCAGTCACCGAACGAGGGGCTTTCAGTCCAAGTCACGGTTTCTGTGTTGGTGTTGTCTGTAAACGTTGCTTTGATAGCTCCGTCGTCGTAGAAGACACGCAACCCTTGGTTGGTGGTATTTTCGAGACGGAAAATTTCGTATGTTCCGCTGGTCCAGAAACGCCGCACCTGTAACAGTACCGAGAATGGGTGGTAGCTTTCGAGAGACGGAGGGTTGTGCATACTTGGTGAACCTTCGTATACATGCAGAATGTCACGATCGACTACTTGGCTGGGTGCGTATGCTGTGCTGGAAGATCCAGGGTAGCTTCTGGTTAATGTCCACGTGTTAGCGGGCGTAACAGAGTCGGCACCTGTGGTCGCTGTTGATGCGATCGTGCCAGGAAGGAACGTTGCCACGCTTGACCCGCCGCCGCTTGGCTGAACGTCAATTTGTGTTACAGTTATTCCCTGATAGAGCGCTGAAGCGCCGTCATAGTCGTCCTGCGCCGTGATGGTGAGAACGCCTGAAACGTCTGTCGTAAAGTCGGTAAAATCAGCAGTTGACGTAGAACCATCTGAAGGATCAACGACTGTCGGAATAACTCTGTACGCTGTCGAAGCAGAAAGGCCATCAATGGAAAGCGAATCGCCTCCAGAAGCAGCAGCACCAAAGTACCAAACGTCCGCACCCGACAACTGACGCATAGCCAACACATCCAAATCATTAGACGAAGCCTGATTAACCGTCAACGTAACCGAAGCACCCCCGCTGTCAGTTGCCGTAAACGAATCAGCGTAAACAGCGACCGCAGAAAGGTCAATATCGAGCGTGGGCGAGTACACATACATGCCGAAATCATCAACATCATCACCGCCCACATATGCGTGAGCAGAAGACGAAGTATCAGACGAACCCGTAAACGAAATCGGCGCGTCAAACACAAGCACACGTTTCACACCGCAAGAAACCGGTGTAGCGTCAGCCCAATCATCGGTAGCGTTAAGCTGCCCTAAAATTTGGATGCCAGCATCCGCTCCAGCCGAAGCCGAATCCGGAGTGAACGTAGAACTACCGACAGCGTTAGAGTCCCAATCGTCATACAGCGAACCTTGAGCATAGAACGAAACAGTAGCATCACTAGCTGACAAAGCTGATCTAGAAACACGCAACACATACTGACCCGTAGCGCCAATGCTGTTGAAATCAATCGGGTCCGACACAGCGTAGTTCGCTGCCCCTACAGCCTCGTAGCCGTCAACAAGCAGAAGCCTAACGTCAGTGTCAGGGCCGGAAGTATGGCCTGAAACTAAGTAAACAGCCCAGTCGTTATCTGAGCTACTTGAGTCGGTACCGCACGCTAATAGATACTTTTCACGGTACAGCCAGTCGGCAGGAGTGTTTCCGCCGTCGCCAGCAGTATCAACCGCCGCAGAAGGCAGCGTAATATCTGTTAAAACAAAAACTAGATCGTATCCTGCAGACGAGCCACCCAAATCTAAAGTAGCAGTATCGCTGCTCGTAATCGACCCGTAAGTTGAGCTAGACATATCGCCATAGAAGTATTGCGAATCAGCGCTGTAATGCGAGTCGCCCACGCCGCCACCGATCTCAACAACAGTATTTGAAGATGTTTCGTTAAGTCGAATATGTCGAGCGAAGTTACGTTCATCCGAAATAAACGATTTGCCGTAAATGTCTACACCGCCAGCCGCAGAATTAGAATGCGTGGCAGGGTAAAGCAAACTCGTCATATCGTAAGACACATCGCCCGAGTTAGCTGCTTCAGAAACTTTAGTAGCGAACGCCCCGGTAGACAAGCTGCTGTTTACAGCGTCAGTAATGAAACTACCTGCTGAGTCGGGATCTAACGTAGGATCAACGAGGACACTCAACTGGAATGGGTTTTCCATAGCGTTTTTGTTTACAACAACCACAGCAGCATCTGGCGATGCTGTGTCGAGCAGGGTACGAATATAACTTACGATCGTATCGGCACGACCTGCGTTGATTCCTGAGAAACCTGTTCGGATCTGATCACGGAAACCTTGGATCGTATCAAAGAAATCAGGATCTAAGCTTTGAAGAGCAATCCAGTCAGCTAATGTTTCAAAATCTTCCCATTCGCCAGGGTTTGTGTCCGAATCACCGTCATAATCTTCCAACGCAGCCCATGGGGTAAAACCAGAAGAAGAAGACAACAAAGTCGTGGCTGTAATGGATGCTAACCAAAACAGATAGGCAGCGTCTACAGTATCCGGGTCAGTGAGCTTAGATTTACTTTCGGTACCTTCGGTAGCTCTTGTGTATTGAAAACTAGCGGCGGTATCCGCAATCTGGTCAAGGTATACACACAACAGTTCCACAAATCGTTTCAGTGGAAACGGGATTTGGTTTGATCCTTTAAGTGATTGAATATTTGCGTCATCTAAACGCATAAACTCTGGCAGGTCTCGGTAAACTTTATAAGAAACGTAGCCGTAACCTTCGTAGTGGTCTTCACACACGAACGGGTCAAATAACGTTATTTTGTCACCTGAGCTTAAGTTGGCAGCAGATGCTCCAGTAAACGTAATTTTTATTTTTAGCAGGGTTGTTTCAGTGACGCTTTCTTCAGACAGAAATAAATAGCTGAACGTTCCATTGCTTAAAGAAGCTGTAAAAGATTTGGATCCAGTAGTAGGTGATGCGTCTGTACTAGATTTATAAAATTTGTACTCAATAGTTGCTTCCGTAGAAGCGTTGGAAGCTACAGCAATGGAAGCCAAATAACTTCTGGCCTCAACCACCGTAACAAAAGGCGACTCAATAACAAGCGAAGCTTGTGTGGAGTCTGATTCAAAGCGTAAAGAGTTTCCGGTGTATGCGGCAGCGAATGCGCTGCCAGGAACGTATTTGTTGTAGAATGGCGTGTTACGCAAAAAGGTTATGGTTGCTGAGCCTGAAGATAGAGTCCAACCGCCGTAGTCGCTGTCTTGTGGCGTACCAAAATTGTTCTCTGTGTCTGAAAAACCGTTGTATGTTCTTAGAGCCATGCTGAAATCCCAACTACGAAACTGTAATGTTCAGCGTGCCGAAAGTTAGCAAAGTACCAAGGTTGCGAACTGTCAAGTCACTATCAACTGCTCCTGTACCGTTTAGTACCGTAAATGTGTTGCTGTCGTTGCTTCCCCCGGTGAAAGCGCTACCCGAATTCATTTCAGCCTCACCTAGTGTACTTGGACTACCCCCAGCAGTAGACCCCGTTCCAGGGTAGGTTGCTGAAGCATCGACGCTACCTCCGTTCGAAGTATCGTTATACAGAAGACCGTTAGCTACGGCTTCAAACGGCTGATTAGTTGCCTGCCCGCTAGAAATAACTACATCAGAAGTATTTCTAAACTCATATAAAACTGGATCAGCAGCGTCGGCATCAACATAGTAAAATCCAAGTTGTCCCGCTGTATATGTCCCATCCGGGGAAACTGTAGCGAGTGCTCCGGTACCTATGTCTAAATTAACAGTAGTCTTCGTGCCACCAGACGATGTGTAGTAACCAATGTTATCTGTACCAATAAGTGTCTGACCATCAAGCGTCAAAGAAGAAACATAATCCACACCAGAAATACCATCAATCAACGAAATCAACTCGTTCTGGCGCACCGTGTTCGCAGACCAATCCCACACGTTTGGATCAAAATACGCTTTAATTGCATTCTCCACAGCAGTCTTCACAGCCGAAGCAACCGCACCTGAAGTCTTAACTACAGTAGCCGTAACACTAACAGAAGCAAGCTCGGCGCTCATCACATCAATCGTCACACCAGAAGCAACCCTGGCTGTAAGAGAATTATACAAATCTGACAGGTTGTTAGTCGAAACAGGAACCTGCGCCGTAGCAGAAGCCGCCGTACTCACATTACCGCCAACAGCCACAAGAGCATAACCATCATGATTGCCATAATCCGTGGCGGTAGTGTCACGGTCCCGATAACGTCTACGGTTATAAACCTCTACCCGGTTAGCGTAAGACTTGTTAGAAGACACAAAAGATTTAATCTGTGTCGCCGTGGTAGAAGCTGTTGTGTAGCTAGCCAATAACGCTACACCACGGTCGAAATACTCGTTGTCAGTCTCAGCATTCAAACCGCCAGACGGGTCTGTAGCAAAAGTAGCTGAATCAAAACTATCACTACCCGTAAGCAGCGACAAAGACGAACCAGTAACCCCACTCAAGTTGTAAGCAGTACCAACAGCTTGAGCAGTCACAGCCAAACCAGAACCAGAAGTTCCAGTAAAGTCAGCGTCTAACACAAACCTGTACGACCTAGCAGTAGAGGCATCGTAGTATAAAAACTCTGTCCCCGCTCTCAGGGTGGCCGAAGAGAACATGGTGACATCAATAGTGGCAGTAGCTTTAGTACCGTCGCTTCTTGTGAGACCAAAGAGTTGAAGTAAAACTTCTGTAGTGGCCGCAGGAAGTCGGTTAATATCAGCAGCAAGCTCTGAAGAACGATTAGCAATCGCTTCAGCCAAAACAACTTCAATCTGCCCAGCTTCAGGTCGCCAAACAGGCAGATTACCACGACCAGACTTGAGAATTGTATTTAAAACTTCGACAGGATTATCGTCGTAGACAGTCAAGTCCACATATGAAGAAACATCAGGGGACGCCATAATCTACCTCACTCACTTAAACTGAATTAAAACATCAGTTACAACACCAGCATTTTTAAGAAGACTAATTTCTTCTAAAACAATATCCTTATCTGCAGGATAGAAATTCAAAAAATCTACAGAAAAAGCTGCAACGTCAAACTTATCGAACACTGGATCTCTGATACCGAACTCTGGCATCAGTACTCTTTCGTTTTTCCTTGTTTTTAGAAACGCAGAAATCTGCTCAGCCTTGTACGTATCTGTCCCGGTATTGACAGTAGAAATCTTAGAGTTTGCCGTGTCGATACTGAAAGGATAAGACATAACAAAAGCAGCCATTTTTTCCTCCAAAAAGCCCTCATATACATTCTACCGAAAAAATAAACAAGCTAACAACTACTAGTCTGAAGAAACTTCACTAAACCAATCAGCAAAATACGGATCAGTCACGGGAATGACACACAAATCAACCAAGTCAATTTCCCACTTGTTGTCCTCAACCGTCGCCCAAGCTATTTCAAGACTAGACTCAGCAGGAACCGTACCAATATTGCACTCTAAACCAAACACGTTAATAAAATAGTTGACCATACAACCAGAAATGCCCTCGTGGTAGCAAGGTGCATCTTCGCTGTTACCATGAGGGCAGATACTGGGAGCAATATCAATATTTGTCTTGTTAATGTTTAGTAGAATGCGGTGACCATCAACATGCCATTCTACTTCGTTAATCATTCGATTTACCTTACCGTGTAACCTCTAAGTCAAGCGTGAAGATACCTTCAACAACTCGTTCTACGTTGCCTTCGCTGTCTTCAATCTCTAAGTCGTAAACACCCCCGTCAGTTAAAGCAGCGGTGTCAGTAGCTGAGATAGACAACACGATCTCACCAGAACTATTCGTTGAGATTCTACCGTTAGCGGTAGTTAACTCGATAATCGTGGTAGAAGAACCCGTAGTGCGGCGAACATGCATTCGACCCGTATACGAGCTAAGGTCACGTGCGTCCCCGTCGCTATCTTTTACAGTTAGGGTGCGGGAAAACGTAGAACCCTGCTCGCACACCATGTCATAAGCTCCAGCAGCCATAGAAATCTCCTTTACAAGACCTATCTCTAGTATACCGAAGCTTCAGAGCACTTATCTCACGACTTGGCAGTCTTACCTGACTCCTTCGGAGTTTCTTCTTCAGCAAGAGAAGCCTGCTCCTGAAGTTCAGCAATAACACGCTGAGTGGTGTTCAGGTTCACACGCAAAACGGTGTTAGCGGCGGTTAGCTGCTTAATCTGCTCAAGCAGGTCTTCTACAATTGCATTAGGATCAATATTTGTTTCCATTTCAAACCTTTCAGGAAGTTTACCACCAAGCCGGTGCTGGGCGTCCTTTTGACCATACGGCAAAAGATTCTTTGTCTATTATATAAAACTCACGATAAATGTCAACGGCTTCATCAATCGGGGCATGCTTAAAACCAAGACGTTCGTGGAATGCATCCCCTACAGCCAGCGCAATATCAGTCAACGCTCCATCAGGAAGAAGATAGGACGAATCAACAATCTTGTCCAACTGCTTCAAACAAGCATGTTCTTTGTTGAACCGGAAACTGAACTCTTCACACAACGCATAGGCGTGCTCAAAAAGCCAGTTAAAGTTACTGATCGACTCGCCCACCCAACGGGTACTCGGATGATTCGCATACCCGCCACGATGCGGCGTACCCTTAGCAGTCAAAGGCACATCTTCGTCCGTAGCGCCATGCCGACGAAGAGCAGACACAAGCATCTGGACGCTCTCAACAGTCATCTTCGGCACATGCTTATCACACAACGCCTGGGCTGCTTCTACGGGATCAGATTCAACAACAAATATGTTCATGATGTCCTTTAATACGTTAGCTACTACGCCACTGACTGTAACACACAACTAAGCGAGCGTCAAGCGATGCGCATCAACTACCCGTAGATGAACTCCTCAAAGTCAAAGTAAACCTGCTCGCAGCCACCAGCGAAGTAAGCCGCTGCAACAATATGTTCACGCTCGTCCTGAGACATGCTGCCGAATCCAATCACGTCAGTCCGCAAGAACTCTACCGCAGCTTCCAAAGTATCATTGAAGTTGCGTTCAGCCTGATAAACATACCAGCCCTCACGAACCCCTTGATCCCAAAGATCATACAACACTGGGCAGTTGATCTCTTCAGCCGCCACATAAGACGCCCAGTAACGTTCATCCACAGAGTAACCACCAACACCAAGGTAAAAGTTAAATTCATCAATAGTGGCTAGGAAAGCGTCATCCACCGGCTTACCGACAAGATCTACCGTATTATCAACAATCGTCTTGCTGTAGTCCCAGTTTTCGATAACTTCAGGCTCCGGCTCAGGCTCAGGCAGCGGATCAGCCCCATCACCAATACCCTCATCCGATTCAACCGGGACAGGATTACCGTCAATAGCAATAACTTCACCATCCTCATCCACAGTAACCGTGGTAGCCGTACCGGAACTGCAGGCCCCGCCAACAATGGCGAAAGCCGCAACAAGCATCATAATTTTCTTCATTTTATTTCTTTCATTAGTGAATATGAAAACACTTTTCACAGTGCGTACCCCCGGTGGGACTCGAACCCACAAACCGTGAAGGTGACGGATTTTAAGTCCGCTGCGTATGCCAATTCCGCCACGGGGGCTAGTGAGAAGCAGTGTAGCACCTACCTCTCAAACAACAACCTCAGTCGTCGTTTTCTTGACTAAATGCCCAAGCAATCCCAGAAGAAGGATGCCGCAACCGGGCAATAGCCTTAGCCTCTAGCTGCCGGACACGCTCACGAGTCAAACCCATCGACTCGCCAATCTCCTGCAACGTCTTCGGAGCGCCCTGACCCGCAAGACCATGATGCTTAATCAACACATCATACTCCCGGTCAGGCAGAATCGACAAAGCCTGCATGATATCGTCAGCGAAACTGCCCTCAATACCTGCGTCCTCTACCGCAATCTGATCCGAATTCACCAACGTGTCAGCATGCGAAACCATGCTTTCCTCGCTCAACGGCACATCCAAAGACTCCAACTTTGTGTTCTCCATATGACCCCAAATCTCATCCAAATAATCGTCTTCCCAATCCAGATAGTCAGCAATCTCATACATCGAAAAACTGCTACGGCTAGACTCAAACTCCTCAACCACAGCAGCAAGCTTACGCACATCAGCCTCAACATGCATAGGCAGACGTATAGCACGACCCTGATTCGCTATGGCACGCTGACACGCCTGTCGGCACCACCACGTAGCATATGTAGAGAACTTGAACCCACGCTCAGGATCGAACTTGTCTGCCGCACGCATAAGACCAATCGTGGCTTCCTGAATGAGATCTTCATACTCCATGCGGGACTGCGAACGTGCATACTTAGCTGCAGTGTCCATCGCTAGCCGCAAGTTGTGCGAAACGAACGTGTCCTTGGAACGCTTACCTTCCCGAACGGCTGCGTTCAACCGCCGCCTCTCCATGGGATCAATACTAACGCCTTCAATGTGGGATTCGTTGAGAATCCGGTCGGCTTCTAGTCCTTCTTGAATTGCCCGTCCCAGCACAATCTCTTCTTCACGAGTAAGAATCTTGTGCTTTGAACTGAGAGTGTATCCAGCCATATAGCTGCCTTTCATCTGAGATATACGGTATCTTCTACGCTTTGCGGAAGATGTCGGAGACCTTAGCACCGATCAAACGGGGACACAACCCCACATCGCCAAGTTTTGCGAATAATTTTGAAGAAATGCTAGTAAGTCGCCGGTTTTGTAAGTAATACGAGCCTAAAACTCGTAAGTCGGTGACTCAAAAAGTGCCTTCCGCAAAGTCTCGTCACCATACTTCTTGCGGTCGTCGTCAGTCAACTCAATTACCTCATGTTCGCCTTCTGTATATAGCGTACCCCATGACTCTCCACCAAGATCAGGCTCAGTAGAAATGTGCACATCTTTAAGGATCATCTCCATAACCACACCCGCTTCCCTACACATCTCCACAGCCGTTTCCTCGGGGAAACTGAAAAGGATCTCATCGTGGATAGGCAGCAAAGCATAGTCCCAATAGCCTGCCTCGTACAGCTTCACCATGGCTCTCCCGAGAACATCTCGGGCCGTGGACTGAATACAGTAGTTGAGTGCAGCGTAGGGCCTCTCAGCGTCTACAGGAAGCTTCCTGCCGGTGTGCGTAATAACATAGTTACGCTTGCCTGTTTTAACCGGATGCGCTAGCTGATGCGCATAGCGGGTAACACCCTGGTAGGTGCTGTCGAACAAGTCGCACACTTTCTGGGCTTCTTCAACTGAAAGTCCTGATTGTCTAGAAAGCGTCTGCGGTCCTGCCCCGTAAACCTTACCGAAATTCACTGTTTTAGCAATCTTTCTGGTAACTCCAGTGTTGTCAGCGGTGGTTTGATGCAAATCGCCGCCTTCTTTGAACACCTGCAACATAACAGGGTCTTGGGAAAGTGCAGCTAAAACTCTTAGCTCTACGCCTGAGAAGTCGATGGAAGCCATCCGACATCCTTCTTCTGCAAGGAACATTCGACGTATAGCATCACCGCTAGACGGTAGCTGCTGCAACGGAGGGTCTGTCAAAGACATTCTGCCTGTCCGTGCCTGCAAACTGTTCATCTTGGGATGGACTCTCAAATTGCTGTCCATGCTGGCAAGAGAAGAAATTACGTAACTATCTCGCCATTTAGCACTGTTCTTAGCAGCCATAACTGCACGGGCAAGCTCTCCAGCCATACCAGAGTCTTCATCGTCAATAATGGCCTGCAAAACCATCTTATCGACCTTCAAGCCGCCCGAAGCAGTGGTTTCGGTAAGCCGCACGCCCAGCTTAGTCAAAGCTTCAGCTACATCTTTCGTAGCGTTATGGTTTTCGACCCCAAACGAACGAACGACATCAATATGGGCCTGTTCTTCAGCATTCATTTGCTCAACAAGCTGCTCGGCGTAGGCTACGTCAATACGCAGACCCCGACGTTCCATATCGGCAACAAGCTTCAAAATCTGATGCTCATACTTGACCAAATGGTCCATAGTTTGACGTTTAATTTCCTTACGCAAATGAGGAAACAGACGAGCCGTCAAAATCACGTCAGTGCCTGCATAATGCACAAGGGTCGGGTGTGCGGCAGGAATGTTTCGCCAACCTTGCTTAACCGACCACTTCTGCTGCTTAAACAACTCCTTAAGCGCCTGATCCGAATCAGGAGCACTCTTGTCAACATGATGTGCAGCAAGGTTCTTCAAACCATGACCTACACCACCCTCAACCCGGCTACGAGGATCAGCCAAATGCGACAAAATCTTCGTATCATAAGTTCTATCTAAAAGTTCGATAGCGTCAACATGATCGTGGCGATCTAGCCCCAACGCATCGAAAACAGCATTATGGGCCAGAAGCCTACAATCGGTCTCGTTCATCACGATATCAATAGATCGCTGAAACCACGGCTCTTTCCAAATGAACACAAACGCTTCATCCTGATCGCCCCATTGAATACTCTTAATCTCCCACGTTGTGGAGAAAATATCAAGGCCCGTGGCCTCAATATCGTACGCAAGAGGACGCTGTTTACTAAACAGCCAGTCTCTAAAATTAGCGAAATCGTCGTCAGACCTTACCAGCGTGACGTTGCCGATAGACGTATCAGCTACATACGTTTCGTGCAACCAATCATCAAACAAAGTAAGGGAGGTGTCTTCACTCATGCCACAATCATATCATGCGGAGCGGACTCACGCAAGGAGGCGTTGGAAACTTTCATAAACGTAGCGTTGTTATGAAGCTCAAGAATGTTCTTCGCACCCACATAGCTGCAAGTAGACTTGATGCCTCGCTCCAACCCTTCAACGATAGATTCAACGCTGCCCTTATAGTCAACGTAGCCTGACACTCCCTCAGGGTAGTCAGAACCTGCTGCTGTTGAAGCCATACCACGGTAAGCCTTTACCTTCTTACCGTCTACTTCCATGATCTCGCCGGGAGCTTCGTCGGTGCCTGCAAACATGTTGCCAATCATGACAGCATCAGCGCCAGCGGCTAGTGCCTTAGCAGCATCGCCGGGAGTCTTGATACCGCCATCAGCAATAATCTGCACATCATAGGCATCGGCGGCTTCAGCACAATCAGCAATAGCAGTTAGCTGCGGAACACCAACACCGGTCACAACCCGTGTAGAACAAGCACCGCCAGGACCGATACCGACCTTAACGACATTAGCGCCAGCTTCAGCAAAGTCAGCAACACCCTGACCAGTAGCCACATTACCACCAACAATAGTCACTTCGTGATCAAACTGATCCTTAATGTAGTGAATAGCGTCCAGTGCATGAGCGCTATGACCGTGGGCAATGTCCAAAACAACGATCTTAGTTCGCCAATTGTTGACCTCTCTGACTACGGCATCAAGATCATCGTTGACACCGAACGCTACAGCAGTGCGGTTAGTTCTACCTGCCACACAACCAAATCGGGAAGCAAGCGGATCCAAAGTACTCAACGGAATGTTGCGGTGAATGACACCGAAACCTCCCAGCCGATCCATAGCGCCAGCCATCTCATGACCACAAACAGTATCCATGTTCGCAGCGATGATAGGAATACGCATATCGACGTGGCCTAAACGAGTAGACAAATCTACGTCTGACCGGCTACGAACTTCCGAATACCGAGGAACAATCAGAACGTCTTCGAAAGACAGTCCTTCAGTTTCAGTCATCTTCATCATAAATTTGCTTCACCTGCTTAAGGTCGTATTCTTCTACAATTGTCCTCCGCACGTCTCTGTATTCGCTCTTGGACGAATAGCAGAACGATTCTAAGCTGCCCGTACTGTTTGTCAGTACACACATGTCGCTGTCATAGCAGGCATACCATGTCGTGTCGCTACGATCATAGTAAAGCCTATCAGGCACGGACTCGTAAAGATTATCTTCAAGTGTCATAGTATTAGGGAACGATTGAGGGACGCTCGACCTGCTCAGATACTCGGGTTCTGCTGTACGACTTGCAACTGTTGCACTGCCACTGCTGATATGTAGCGACCTGGGTGTAACGCACACCCCGCTTCTGCAGGCTACTAGACCCGCATGTCGGGCAGTTCTGGCCACCATCGTACACGTTAAGGTTCGGGTGGTTCTTCATCCAAGGACGCAGCTTCATGTAAACTTTGCGAAGCAAATCAACATCCTGCTTAGCATACTTAATCATCAACTTCCAATACTTCATGTCACCACGCATACAGCCAGCCCAAGTTTCAAAACCTCCCGTAGAAACCTTACGACCAACACCCAGGTGGTCGCCAAGATGATCCAGCTTGTTGCTGTTGAACATGAAGTATCTACGAGCAACCTTCAACGTGTCTACAGACTTGACTGGAGATGCCGGACCTAGCCCGTGGGCTACGAAACGAGCGTTAGCCTTACGCATATCGAACCTGTCACCGTTGTGAGCAATCACAATATCTGCCTCGTCAAACAGATCCCACAGCTTCTTAACAACGTGGAAGTCGTTCTCAGGGTCCTTCTTGTAGTCGGCAGGGAAGTCAACCAGAGAAGTTACATTCGTCTTCTTCTCATGCTCCCACCGGTACGATACACAAAGCATGTACCACTCACGCTCATGTGCAATCACGTTCTGTTCGTACTGTCCCCACACCATACTGAGGTTGGGTGCCGTCTCGATATCGTAATATAGTATTTTCGCCATTTGAATCACTGCTTTCAGTTTAACGCATCTACTTGCGAAAGGCAAGCCTTTAGTCTTTTAATGTCGTCTAGTTCGTAAAATTTGCTTCCCGCAGAAAAAAACGTTCTCCGGTTCTTTCTTTCTTTTTCCAATATGCCTTCTTTAACAAGTCGATCTAGTGCCCGCCAAACATGCTGATACCTAATTCCTACTTTGTCAGCGATCTGCTGCTGCGTAAGATTAGGGTTTTCTAGCACGGTAACAAGCACTCTCGCATTAACTGTCAGAATCCTCATCGAAAGTCACAGACTCCATAACGGACAACGAAATATCCATCTCGGCCAACTTGCCCTCAAGAAACGCTGTCTTTTCCAAAGCAACATCAAGCTTAGCAAACGTATCAGCAAGAACACTAGTCAGGTAGATAATCTTCTCATCAGTGGTCGGGATAGCGCTCATCTTCTCAAGCACCGTAAACTCGGTCACATCGTATTCTGCAACCTTCGAGGAAACAAACTTACGGTACCCGCTGAGAAGCTTAGAGGTTTCCGGGTCCGTATCTGCAAGGTTAATCAGGAGACTCTCAAAGTCTCTACCAATCGTAAGTGTTGCACCATCACGATTAACGTAGCCTCGATCAATAAGCGGACGCAAAGCAGTATGGACCCATTTCTCATCGGTCCTAAACACGCCGTTCTTATTGATCAGCAAATCTAAAGCACGTGTAACATCATCAGACCCTTGATTTCGGATCTGGCTGCTAACCGCTTCAGTTACTGTCTTCTTATCCATGTGGCTATTCTATAGGGGCTGTAATCGTCTGTCAAGACTATCGTTTCACAACAATTTAGGCAAACAGCCTATCCCACGTAATCTTATCTACAATACCTGTGCACTGAAGGCCGTTCTTCGACTGGAAAGCCGCAACAGCTTCTAGAGTCTTACGACCATACCAGCCGTCCACTTTAATCCCCAGAACGTTTTGGACAGGACGCACAACATCAGATCTCAGATTCTCGTGCAAAGCACGGCCCGGAAAAACCGGGGGCGCCGGTTTAGCAGGCGCAGTTTTTCTAACAGCTTTCTTTCTAGCCATGACACACTCCAAAATAGACTACACAAGTATTATAACACATTACCCGCACCAGCTACCACTCATATACCAAGGTTGCCACTTGCATCCAGCCCAGCTAGCCGCCGAATCCGCAATGTACTTGGCTTGCACGAGATTAGTGTACGGGTCAAGCAAATCGTCACGAGTGATACCCAGACCCGTCAATCGGCTTCCGTGTGCAGCCCAGTTGATCTGAGTCAAACCATAGTCTCTCGTGGGACTAATAGCCCCTGGCCGACACGTAGACTCCTTAAACATGATACGTCCCAGTTTAGGCAAGTCTTCTTCAGCCCAACCTGCAGAACGGGCCACATCCCACCATTCAGTGCACTGCGGTGTAGGGTTTGTGTTTGAAGATGATCCTGAACTTGCAGCCGGAGCGCCGGGAACGTTCTCTGTGCTCCATCCCATACTTTCTAACAGTTCAATGTGAACGGCTCGGGTTTGAGGACCATACTGGCCGTCTGCCGAGACCCCTAAGATGCCCTGTAGGTCTTCTACGTTATCTCCGCTTCCCCACGCATATTCGTCTAGCACAACTTCAATAACTGGTTCTAAAGCGGTCAAATCAACGGGCGCTACAGACGAATATTCTTCTACTCGTCGCGGAATAGCAGCAGGGGCAGGCTCTTCTACTTCTTCAACTACAGGCAGTGCCTGCGGCTCAGGCTCGTTGATATCTAACGGGTCATCGGCAGCACACCCTGAAAGCAGCAGAACTGCGACAAGGGTAAGTGTTTTGAGAAACATGTGTAGCTCCTTTGATTGCTTCCAATATTGTATTGCATATTGGTTACGGAAGCAACCCTGTTTCCATAAACGTGGAGTTACTGTGCTTCTAATGCTTCTAGTCTTGCTGTGAGAGCCGCTACCTGAGCTTCCAACGACTCAACACGATTCTTTTGGTCCTGACCGATCTTGATCAAAGGCACCGTCAGATACTCGTAGTAGATCGACCGAGGCGTTTCGCCCCAATGCCCCTCGTCGTAACGCACCGCATACTCGTAACCTGCCTCGTGCAGACTTTCGGCAGACAGGCCAGCTTCCAACGGGGTGTCGTCGGCGTCGTCGATGCCTCGGTACTTGATGACACGAGCGTCAAGAACTTGGTACGCCTCCTCTAGAGGCATGTCTACGATGTCTTTCTTGTACCGTTCGCTGGAGACAAGCTCCATGACCTGTCGGTCGTCGTCTCGGGACCGCAACGTCCAGTAACCGCCCGACGAGAACTGATTACCTTGCTGCAACCAGAAATGATCCCAAGCAAGGCCGCTCTTGCCCAACTGCCGTGAGTTATCAGCGTCAGGGTAAAGATGCCCGTAGACCCTAACCCCGTCACTCTCTGTTCGGAGTTTGGCCGAGTTGTTGTGGTAGAGCTGCACGGTGCCGTTTAGCTGGCCCCACATCATCCATTCGTTGTTGACATCGTTGTAGATGCCCCAGTCGTTGCTATCATTGTGCATGAACACGACACGACCGTTGATGGAAAACCCATCCCAAGAATTTACATTGGCTGTCTGAATTGACCCGTAAGTGCCAGTTACGTTTGTTTGCAACTGCCCGTGTACTCTCAGCCTGTTGTCGATGCCGCCTTCAGCGGTAATACGAATCTGCTCACGATTAGCCCATACCGTACTGTTGCTATCCGATGAGACGATCATGAGACCGCCTTCAGCAGCCACCCATACATACTCGCCAGTTGCGTTGCCTGCAAGGTTCCAGTTATCACCACCCTCTAAGGTAAGGAAGTTGCCGTTGTCGTTTTTGATGGAGTCAGTAGTGAGAGTTCCGTCAATCGTCACGTTCCCTGTCGCCGTCAGTCCTCCGGCAATCGCTACGTCACCAGTTACGTCAATGTCGTTCTGATCGGAGTCAAGAACGATCTGACACGACGAACTGTTAGCACCTGCACGGATGTAAACGTCGCCGCCCGTGCCGCCCGAAATAAACGTTGTGGTGCCGTTTGACATGATGACGTATTCGTTAGCGCTGGCTTCGCCCATCCCAGCAGTACGCAGACCCACATAGTCAGTTGCGTAAGTTTGCCCGAGAACGATACCGCCATCAGCACCGCCCGACTGCGCCGTAAAATGCCCAGTCGAAGTCGTATCGCCGCTCAACCCAAGCGAAGTAAGCGTGCCAACCGACGTAAGCGACGAAGCCGTCACTCCAGAAGCCAACGTGCTGCCCGTCAAAGTTCCCGCAGGAGCCGACCCAGCCGTCGTAGCCGTCGTAGCCGTCGTAGCCGTCGCAGCGTTCCCGCTAATGTCGTTCGCCAACGTACCATTCGGAACATCATTCGTACGACCAGCGCCCTGAACCAAAATCTCGCCAGTATTCTGCTGAACACGAATAACCTTACCAATCTTCTGAACCAACTCAGAAGACCCCGAAGGCCGAGTCGTCGTCAAACCACCAGAAACAGCAACATACAACTCGTCACCCACACTATAACCCGGAGTGTCCGTATCAAAATTCTGCAAAACACCAGAAACAACAACGTCACCCTGGCCATTAACAGCCAAATCCTGATCCAACAAACCCATAGCAGGCATCGTGCCCGCAGAACCAGCAGACGACCCCTGCACCTCAATAGCCCCAGAAGCCCCCACAGCACCAGTAGCATACACAGGATCGCCCTGCGACAAAGCAACACTATCCACGTTCTTCACTTGCAAATGAATAGCGCCATGCAAATCACCGTAAAAATCGTCAGCCGTTACCGAAGTCAACGTGATATCTGACTCTAAATTAACTGTAACAGTCCCAGAAGACCCGCCACCATTCAAATTCGTGCCAGCAACCACCGACGTAATATCGCCCGCAGGATCACCAGTATTACCCTCATACGCTACGCCCGTAAACGCAACAAACGACCCAGACTTGCCCTCCAAAAACCCCAAAAACACAACATCCCCAGCAGCAGGAGCCGGACCAGCATAAGGAATACCCTCATAAATATTCTCTAAACCCAAACGAGGAATCCGGACAGACAACAAATCATCCGACCCGACAGAAACAACAACACCCCGAAAAATACCGCTCTGCGTTACATTATTCGACGCTGCAGTATTAAAACTAGTTCTACGCACAACCTCACCAAACCCTACTCTGCCTTAGAAGCCCCAGGAGTCTTAATATAAAACCACGTCTCCGCATCAACAACACCAGACTCAGCCAAACCATAATTAGACTGGAACGCTTTCACAGCAGCCTCAGTACGAGGACCAAAAACGCCGTCAACAGCCAAAGTTCTAAACGCAACACCAGACGAATTCGAATCAACCTCTACCGTAAGACCCAACTCACGAAAAGCATCAATTTCAGCCTGAGACAAATTAGAACGAATCTGCGGAACAGGAGTATTAATTACATAACTAACCGACGTAGACGTATACGTAAACCCGCTACCAGTAGACACCTCACTAGCAAACGTATTCATAGCCTGCTGAATACGCTTCACACAATCACCACGAGAACCCCGCTGGAAAGTCTCCAACTCACACATCATATCCTCAGTATCTTCCACCGCAGTACCAGAAATACTCACAAAACCAGACGCAGAAGCATCATAATTTACTTTATCAACCATAAACGGCAACGTGAACCCATTAAGGCCCTTAACCTCAACACCAACCCCAGGAAACAACGTCACGGACGAAGTGTTCTTTAACAAGTTTACCTGAATAGTTGCCGAAGAGTCTTTAGAGTCCGTTGACTTTCTGACAGTCAAATTAGACACATAGAAAGAATCGTTATCGTTCGAAGGCAAGTTTAAAGTAATACGTGGCTGGTTCTCAATGATGTATTTCTCAGACGCAAAGAACAACACATTGTTTGATTCAAAAAACATGAATTCTGCTTCGCTAGCGAGACGCTTTAACACATCGTAGGTGGATTCGTCTTTGTCGTCGTTTTGTTCTCTAACAATGTTCCCTTCTACGTTTGTGAACTCACCAAAAAATCGTAAATTAACTCTTTCTGCTGCTTGTTCTGCAAAAGCGGTAGGGGAGATTCTTCCAAACGACTGCTGGCCTTTTTCTTTCTTCAAAGCCTGCATGCCTGCGCTTCGTGCTGTAACTCTAACAATGTCGTGTTGAGCATAGGAAGCTTCAATAGCGACAATTTCAAAAGAGGTAGGTGAATATTTTAGGTCAAGCAAATCGCTGTCTACGGGAACGTCGGTATCTAGGTCGCCTGGATAAATTCCGAACTCGACTCTTCGTCCAATTAAGAAAAAGTTGTTGTTGAGCATGTTGAAGCCGGGGTCGTAAACAGAAAAACTGATTTGCGACACCATTTTAGCAGTCAAATCGTAATCAAAATCTGTTACTGATTCGATAATAGGTATTAGACCATCGCCAATCTCACCGACACGTAACAAGTCGATTAACCCATGCTCGCCAGTAAATAAACCATCTACTAAAGTCACAACCTAAATCCTTAGCTATTCAAAAGCCCCAGCGGTTAAGGTATTGCCGCCACCATCATCCGGATCCCATACGCCGTTAACATCAGGAATCTCGTCTTCAGGCGGAGGAGCATCAGTCACAGACCCAGGTGTTGCAGGAGTCTCCACAATAGCCGCCAACTCCGTAACAATCTGTTGAATAAGCAACTTCTCAGTCAGCTGCAAATCAACCGACACCTGCGTCGGCACACCCGACATATTTCTCCTATCAACCGTAAAAGAAAACTTCGTCAACGAAACCACAAACGGCAACGCCGAAATACCATACATAAACCTACACGGCACACCATTTCTCGCAATCGTAGCCAAATTATCTAAAATGATTTCAACACCTCCCGGCGCACAACCACCAGACGCCTTATCAGCAATCATAGCAGAAAAAGTCACCGTACGCAACTTCGGATGCTCATACACCAACAACGGCGCTCTCTTAGGACGTGGAACTTGCTGATGATTACCAGCGTACTCATCAAACTTTAAGTTCTGGGGACCATAAGGAAAATCAACCTTGTAATCTTCCCACGTGTCTCCTTGAGGAAGCGTAAATTCTGTATTTACAGTTAACGCTAAAACTTGCTCCTCGCCATCGTCGTTTTCGATTGTGGTCGTAAGTGTTTCTGGTTGAAAAGGTTGAAGCGACGCACGCAAAGGCGTAGAAGGCGTGTAGTTGATGTCTTCTGTAAGAAAAAGGTTGTCTTGTCCGATTGGTACGATATTTTGCTGAAGAAGCGGCATTACCCATCCCCCCTTTCTGCTAACTCTCTAGCAAGTTTCACCATCTGATTAACTGAAGCAGTATCAAGCCTAACTCCCAGCGTCTGCTTTACAGCCAATGCGATTTCCTTCAAGGCTATGTTATTTTCGACCTCTCTACTCTTATCCGCATCAGCGAGACTAGCGGCCACAACAGCTTGAGTAATAATTGCGTTCAATTCTGCATCACTCATAGATGCGACGCTGCCGATCCCTCCGGCAAGGCCATGAAACTCGGTATTAAAGGCAGTATACTCTTCTGCGGTTAAAAGACCTTTAAGCTCAGTCAGACGGTCAGTTGCAGTATTAAATGAAGGACCACCGGTAATAGCTTGACGTTTTCTTTCCTCACGTCGAATACCAGCCTCCAGCTCTTGAACATTTGAATTAGAAAAACCTTTCGCAGCACCAAACGGGAATAACATATCGAAAAGCGCCTCATACGGAATATTATAATCCGCAGACATATCTCTAAGAATCTGCTCTGTAGCGGGCATCAAATTTTCATGAATTTCATCAAAGTAACCAGTACCCGACTTGGGAAGTAGACCAAATTGTTCGTAAAGTTCAGAAATACCTGCCAGACCACCAAGATCTGGACTAACCCCCTGCAGAACAGAGTACGTCGCAAACGTTTCAATAGCGTCACGATACATGTCCGACGTTACAGTATCTGATATTAAAGCGTCACGGAACGTAGTCAAAGATGCCCGAGATGTAGCGTTCTTCTCAGCAATACCAATAGGTGTTGAAGAAAAATCAGATAAAAACGTTTGAGTCCGGTCGATGGGCTGAAGGTAAGCTTGAAGTACCAATTTTTGAAAATTAGTTACACCTTTTTGAAGCCTATAACCAAGATTTTCAGCCAGTTCCAACACTTTATCAGAAGTAACACCAAACTCGTCTGCTAATGCCGCAGCGTTTACAGTCAGCTTAGCTATGGCTTCCTGTGTTCGATCAAAAGTGTCCACAACCTCATCTAGTTCCTCGCTTAGCTTATCCGTCACGCTATCAAAATCCATCAATGTTGAGTCCATGCTCAACTCAGTGCCAAAACGGTCGTTAGAATACTCTTTTACTGTCATACCGTTGGCCTCAGCTAATGCACTAATTAGGTCTAACCTTTGTCGCTTAAAGCCCTCAACTGCCGTTTGATACGTACCCACAGTAACACCTAACTCACTGCTCGAAAACCGATCTTGATAACCTTGATTCTCTAAAACCTTAGAAAGTGTAACATTGGGCATATCCGGAAACTCTTCTCCAAAGCGATCAAGGAACGTACCAGCGTCTCTAGCGTTCTCCGCCGAGGAAAAAAGACCTAAAGTCGCATCCGCTCCTCTAGATGAAATAATTAAACTATTAGCTAGATTATATTGCGCCTGTAAAGCATTCAACTCCGCACTGGTCAGCATCCCAGTATTGATCGACCTAAGTCGCTCAGCAGCTTTACTAACATTTTCCGCACGCCGTCTAGTTTGGGCAGCAGAACCGAAAGCGCCAGCAATCATACCGACACCAGCACCAATCGCAGCACCAATCGCAGTACCTAACGGTCCCGCAATCGAGCCGATCATAGCGCCGCCTGCGGCAGCAGTCACCGTACCCATACCTGCCATAGAGCCTTCCTGATAAGCCTGATTTGCGCCACCCAAACCTAAAGTGAGACCCACCAAGCCGCGAAGAGCATGGCCACTATTTAACGGATCTCGCCCCTTTAGTGCACGCCTTTCATTAATCTTAGCCATTCTCTCAGAAAAGAATCTCGGCTGACCGCCGCCCAATCCCATCGCATTCCGCATCATGGCTCCCCTGGCCCCTTTACCGCCCTTCATCATTGCTAGACCAGCAAGACCCAAAATGCCGCCACCCGGCATGCCAAGAACAAAACCTAAAATCGTGGTCAACGTCTTAAACGCAGGAGCAATCGTATACTGAAACAATTGACCAATCTGAGACAAAAGATCAGGTAGCGCCTGCAGAATCGGCATAATGCCTTCCATCGTTGCAGCCAGCCCCGGAATCAAATCTGACGCAACCGTATCCAAAATATCGCTAAACAAAGGCAGCTTCGCAAAAAAGCCGCTCTGACCACTACCTAATGCGTCAAACAAAGCCCCCAAAACACTGCCAATAGAAGCACCAAAGTTCTTAAACCCTTCAGCGTTTTTCACAACCAAATCAGAAAACTGCCTAAACAAGCTACGACCGCCACCAGTGCCACGCATAGCACCAAACATGTCGATCACCACATTAGCAGCAGGCTCAAACTCGCCCAAAAAGTTTGCCATGTCGCCAAAGAAATTACGAACAGACCTAAAGAACCCAACAAAGTTCTCACCCATCTGCTCAATATCTTCAAGATGGTCAAAAATGTTCATACGAACAAAATCCATAGTTTTCTCAACCATGGTCGTCAACGTAGGCGCAAACGACTCAGCACCAAACCGGTTAATCACAGCGCCCAACGCAATAAAGTTACTTCTCAAAATTTGAGAAATATCTAACATCGTATCTCTAAACGGGCCAAGCAAAGGCTGACCCATGTCAGCAAACAGGTCTTTTAAACCGGCAAACTGAGTCTTAGCAGTACCAATAAACGTGCCTGCCAACATGTCGCTCTGATTCGCATACGCCCCCGAAACAACCGACCCTGACTGGATCGCATTCAACAACTGCGACATGGTCGTGATACCCTCAAGAGAATCAGCCCTAAACCCGGCAGCGCCCTTCACAGCAGACGAAGCAGCGTTAAAATCTTTACCACCTAACGTTTTTGCTACAGCAGCAACAGCAGCAGGGTCGCCGCCCGTCAAGTTAATGAGCTGTCGTGCAATAGGTGAAACTCTGCCTGTAGACACACCGGCTTTCGCTAATGCTGCCACTACCGCCGTGGTGCTTTCTCCACCAAGCAAACCAGCGTTTTGAGAACCGACAGCCCTCGAAAGTCGAGAAGCTTTCTGGTAGCCTTGTAGCCCTCCACCCATCGAAGGTGCTAACATGGCTTCGTTGTATTCACGCATCGCTGCAGCCGCCACCGACAAAGCAGTAGCGACACCAGCAGCCGTAACCGATAAACCTTTCAAAGCTATCTGATATATCTGAACCGCTGCTCTGCCTGTAATCAATGCAAGTTTAACTGTCAACAAGCCTGCTGTGAACAACGCAAGCTGGCCTGCTACCGCAATAAACGACAGCTTTGCCAGCGTCATAATAAACTTGCCTATTTGCATAACTACGCGTTTGAGCACCGTATCGAACTTACCAAAACTTTTACGCATACGCTTGTTGCGCCGGTCGTGGTCGTCCATTTGTTTATTTAGTTTTTTAGTAGTGTCTGCGTAATCTTGTAAGCCCTTATTGCTCTCTTGTAACTTTTTGTGAGTAGCGTCAATTTTTTTAGCAGCCTCATCAAACTTTTTACCTACTTTATCAACTTGATCATTTGTATGACGCAGCGTCTTATTAGTGTTCCGCAGGTTCTCATTCATCTGCCGAGAAGAAGTCGCCATTTTAGAAATACGCTTCTGTAACGCCTGAAAACGACGCTCTAAAGTAGCAATTCTAATAATAAGCCGATCTAGCTCGCCATCATCAACATCAACCTTAATATTGATAACAACTCTATCTCTTGCAGCCATGCAAAAACCCCCTCAAAAATGAGAAACCGGGAACTTCTATTATTCTATAGAAATTCCCGGCCCTCAGTAACCACCATGAGTTCCTCTTCGATTTTTTTCTCTCGCCTCATGGGCAGCCGAAACTGCTTTCGCCGCAGCCATCCGAATCAACCACTCATCAATATCCGAATCCAAAATAGCGATCGGATCACAATGAAAAGCCTCAGCAAGATTACCTGCAGCCTTAACCCTCGGATCTTGGGCTAGTTCATCAACTAGCCCTGCGTAGGGTCTTCAGCATCAACATCATCACCATAACCAGCGTAATCAAGAATCTTCAACGCAACATTCTCAAGATGAGGATCAACACCATAGAACGCACGGATAGCATCCGGCAAAGGACGCTCCGTGCCAGTCATCTCCATCATCACCGGAGAAGCAAACGTGATAGAGTTACCCTCATCATCAAGAACCAGCTCATCGTTAAAGTAAATACCGCTAACAGTATTACCAACCACATAGCAAGAAAACTTAATCGAATCCAACTCATCAGTCTTACGGTTCGTGGAATTACGACGCCACGCCTTCAACTGATCGTTCGTGATGTTAGGAGAAAAACGTACAGTAACGCCCTTACGCTCCGGAACATTCATCTCAACCTCGGGGCGTGTCACCTCACGAGAAATTTCGTCCTTAAGCATGTCAAGAACAGAAACACGACGCTTTTTTTCCGTCAGCTTATCAGGATCCGCCTTTGGAGCAGAACCAGCTACTTCAATAATTTCATCAGCCATTATTAGCCTTTCTTTCTTTAACCTACTCAGTCAGCAAGCGCTGCCCAAGTCTTAGCACCAACAACACCATCAACAGCAAGGCCCTCGTCACGCTGGAACTGCTTCACAGCCTTCAACGTCTTAGGACCAAAGTCGCCGTCAACACCAGAATTCTTACGAGGACGAGAAGTCAGCTTGTAACCGTTCTTATCCAGAAGCTTCTGAAGGAACTCAACAACCGGACCCTTATCGCCCTTACGGACAACAGTCTTGAAACAAGCCGCAATGAACTCAAGAACTTGAGCCTGCTCAGACTTAACCGAAGCAGCCTTAGGAACCTTAATATCGCCCTTAACAGGGAACCAGTCCATCTTCGAACCGCTAACACGGCACGGCTGATGATGCCACCACTCAGAAGCCACGGTCTTACGAATACCGTACTCCTCAGCAATCTTGTTTACCTGCGAGGTAGAGATAGCACCCTTCTTAATGATACGGAAGTCAACCGCATAACCATAACCATCAAACTTTGGCTGGCTCATATGATACGAACCCTGGAAGCCTGCACGGTTAATACGGTCAGGGTTAGCTGCTAGATTGAAACCGGGCTTACGGCTCTTATACCCATCATACAGGTACTTCTGCTGCTGATAGGTACGAACACCAGACACAACAGCAACCTTGCCCGCAATGCGAGGATCAGCGAAGAACGCTTCCAGACGGGCCTTAAACTTCGGGTGAAGGTCCTTTACGTTCACCCTGCTACTTGTAACAGGAATAGTCATTCGATAATCCTTTGCTAGAGAATAACTTTCCTACATAACCTACCAAAACTTGTGCCAGGTGTCAAGCAAGGAAAAAGAAAAACGCCACCTAAACAGGTGGCGCTTCTCCATTAAATAATATTGAATGTAATACTATGCGGGAACTTCCTCTTCTTTGCTGTCGTCCACAGATGAAATTGAGAACGTCAGCGAATAGGTAGCAGGTGCTCCCGAAGAAGCGTCACCGTCAGGCTCAGTCAAGCCAACCAAAAGTGCTTTCGGATAGACTCGCTCAGAACCCGGAACCGCAAGATCACAGTTGAGCGTAAACACTGTAATATCGTAATACGCACGACCAACTAGCTGACGAATATCCTGAAGAAGGTTGTGATCCGCAGTGGTGTCTGTAGCATAGCGGCTAACAGTAATGTCACCAATTTCAGAAGGCGCACACAATACCTCTGGATGGATATTACCGCCATCGTAAATCTTTTCGACAGCAGCGCTAATTTCACCACCGCTAACGGTCGTAAAGTAGCTACCTGTTTCACCGCCACCACCATTAATCTGGGGAGCGACAGATGACACACCCGTCGAGGTAGGTACGAGTGAGGCAACAATCTGCCTCTGAGTTGCTTTAGCCATTAATCATGTCTCCTTAAACTAGAGGATCACTCAGATTGCTCTTCGTGACAACAATATCAATCAAATCAGCGACACCAGAAACCCGGACACCGACCCTAGCTTTAACCAAACCCGTGGCAAGCTGTGAATTTGGGTTATTTGCTGCAGAAACTGAAACCGTATAACCCGGATCAACCTGAGCGCCCTCTACATCGTACGCTGCATACAGGCCATCCTGCAAAGCAACGCCCTTCAAAAAGCCCTTAATTGAAGCACGAATCAGGCCAAACAAGTTACCACGAGAGTCGATCGTTGAGAACACAAAGCTTTCCATACGCTCTTCAATACGAACCGCAATATAGTTCATCGTGTCCTGCTGAGTAATGTAACGCCAATTCGTTTCATCATTAGAAACCGAACGGGCACCATACACTCTAATCGAGTTGTTGACCTTGCGAATAGCATTAATTCGTGCCTTATCAAGCGTTTCCGCCGTAGCCGGAGTCACATCCTGATACAAATCAACAATGCTCCTAGCTGCTGAAAGTTGACCTGCACCTGCCCGCCAAGGCCCACCAGCCCTAGCAACACCCTTAGACCGAGCAGCAGCAGCATAACTCTCTGGTGAAAGATTAATCGTAGCCGTCGTTACAGTAGACTCGCCCGTAGCAAGCTCAGCAGCATTCGGTGACGTAACCTTAATGTGCGGCCAGTAAAAAGCCATGTGCTTAGCGTTAGCATCAGAGTAGTACGAAGAAGCACTGCTCTTAGCCGTCGCTGACGAATCACCCAGCGTGAACCCACACAGAGCGATACGGTTATTGTTCGCAGCGTGAGTACGAAGCGCATTCCAAACCGCTGAACCGGTATAGCCCGGAGCCGCAACAGCACCGTCCTTCAGATTTACACTAAAGCAAGTCGTGACATCCGGATCGGTATCAAACGTTCCGTCCAACGCATCCACAATGTGATCTGCCGTAACAGCAGTACCATCTGAACCTCCAGAAAGGTTCGTATCAGCAAGCGAATCAGGATCGTTGCTAGTAGTCGTATCATCTGCAGCTGTCACAAGATGCTTCACAATAGAAGTGTTAATAACCTCTACAGCATCATTAACATCAAGCAAATCTCTAGTAGTAAGCAGAAGCGCACTATCAAGTGAAATCTTAAGACGGAAATAACCTGAAAGAATGTTGCTGTCGTCGCTGCTGTTTTCAACAGCAACCGAAAGATTATTACCCCAAGCACCCTTGTTCTTTGACGTAAGCGTCATAGTAGCAGAACCGCTTGAATCATTCAGCGTGATCGAAGAAGTCGTCGCATCGTCCGCATCATAGTTGATAGCACGGAACACATAGCAACGAGAACCGCCCTCATCAAAGAACGTCTTCACGTGGGAATAAAGATTCCCAGACTGATAGTTACCGTAGTAGGTTGTGTAGTCGCTAAAACTACGAAGAAGCGTCGGCTCAGTCGTTGATCCACGCTCTGCGGTGCCAACCATGAACACCTGCCCTGCCACATTGTTATTAGTGCCAGCAGGACCGGTACGCACTGTAGTGGTGACATTAACTCCCGGCATAATTGCCTCCATATTCTTGTAGATACAATACTAGTATTGAACTGCCCTGCGGGGATACGCAAAGCGTACGCTCTCAAATATTAGTTTACCACCAAAAATGAGGGAACTAATGAAACTTTGTGCCAGATGTCAATATAGCTTTAATCTTTTTTGATGGGACCGAACTTTTCTTCGAGGCGTCTACGAACGTTTCTCTTTTCACGTTCGACCATTTCATCGAACGACATTTCGGTCTCACGTTCAGCTTTCAACATGTCCCAATACTCGTCACGTTCTTTAAGGCGAGGGTTGTACACGCCAGTATATTTTTCAGCAAATTTAGACATAATCAGTTACCTTTTCACTTACTAGTATTTTACAATATTTTGAACGAACCAGCAAGGCAACCGGCACCTATTTGATGTCATCAATCGACGCCGCCGGGTCGCTGAGTAAAGAATTCTTTTTGCGAGACTTACCGTCGTCCCAAAAATCTTGACCAGTGCGTGTTTTACGGGTGTGCCGCAACCAATAATCACTTTGTTCCCTTATCTTAGGGTCTCTTAACAGCTCTCGCCACGTTTTAGCTGATGATCTCATCTTTTATTCCTTTCAAGAAAATTTAGGCCACAAGCCCGTACTTAAGTAAGCAAACACCGCTGCTTCCTTGATTTTGAAATCATAGCCACCTTCAGGGCGTTCCGATCTCCACGGCTTCAAAAGATCATTTGATAACCAGTTAACAGGTCTAGAGCTACCCAACACAACAATCTCAGATTCTTCACCCTGACCTAAAGAACCAGTGATAATACGAGGATTATCAAGATATCCGATACCCATAATAAGTTGAGCAGGAACCACATCATGCTGAAGAACGTGGGTAGGCTCACCCAGTTCACCGGCCTCCGCCATCTCTTCTATCCTATCGTCAGCAGTACCAAACTTATTGCCAGCAAACCCCAAAGCAATCCCTATGTCAGTACTCCACGACTCCAAACCGCGAGTCACAGATGGTTCACGTCCACTAGGAAGCCCGTCGTCATCCCCAACAACATTCGGGATGTAAGTACCTCTAAACACACTAAGTTCAGTAATACCCGCATCTTCCAAGTATTTCTGTGTTGTGGAATACTGACCTCTAACCCAAGCATCAATAAACGGTGTCAGAAGTTCTTGAATTTCAAAAATTTCTTCTATACCGGCATCAATCTCTGAGGGTTCATGAGAAACATCAATATCAAACTCTTCTCCCAAAACTGTTTTAACACGTTCAGATAAGAAGTCCCAATGAAACACTTCACTTCTAGCTTCACCCCAATGGATTTGAATAGCTTTAGCAATCCGACTCCCCACCCATTCTTCATTCTCAGCCACTTCTTTTTCATACTCTCTCATTTGTGAAGGAGTAAAACCAGTAGTGTCTCGTTGACGTGAAGTAATTAAATCATTTATTGCAGCAAAAATTTCATACGTTGCATCAGTACGTTGTTTACCAGAAAGAGAACCACCAAGCTCAAACGCTTCCTCTAACTTCTTCTGTAACGGCAACAAATCATCCTCAGTAGACAATTCCGCCACCACCGTTTTTAATGCTTTCTGATCTTCCCTTAAATGCACACCATCCACAACATCAGCCACAGGACGAGGCTTTCCTTCATGAATATCTGGAACAGAAGAGCCAGTCAAACGATCTTTATCCCAACCCGTCAATTTATCAGGCCCAGGAGGAAGCCCGAAATCTGGCGCAGACGAACGAACCGTATCCAACTCGTCAAGCGTGGCAGTCATATCATCCACAACCGTGGGACGAGCTTCGCTTTGAACAATATCTACAGCTTCAGGAATAGTACGCCACTCGCCCATTCCCTCAACCTGCCAGCCTCGTGTACCCGCACGTGACGGATTAACCGTAACGACACCAACCTCATTAGGGTCAAGATCAGCGTACGCCTGATAATTGGGATTCCAAAACAGAGGATCGGGACGATTCGGAACATTGTACTGGCGCCAATACGAATAATCTTTATAGAACTCTCCACGCTCTTCCATCGTGGCTGGAGCAGCCGATAAAAGTTTCTCTCTCACATTTTCAGGCATACTCGTGTCCCATATAGCGATCTCTGACTTCATTCGCTCCACGGCAGCCGGACCCGTATCATCACGGACAGCTTCACGCATCTCATGAATGCCACGAACGATCGAATCCGCAACCAAAGGATCAGTCGTAAAGCTAATAGCGTCGGATACGCCGCCGCCCAACCCTGCGGGAGCTTCACCTGATTCGTCTCTTAACTGGGCACGAGTTTTAAACCCTTCATCTTGCAAACCGCTCAAACCTGTTGTCACATGCAACAGCCCGTCCGGAAGATCCTTCCACGTACCCCGCTCCGGCCTAGCATACCTGCCGTACCTCTCAACAGCCTGCACAAGCTCTCCCTCTACAGGTAAAACATCTGCAGGAATAGCTCCTTCTTCTTGTACGACTTGAATAACCGTGGTGTCGGTGCTGCCAAACTTTCTTGAACCAACAACTCGGAATTTACCGCCGCCAACCACTTCAGCCAGCTTGTTTTCATCCCAGCGCCAGCGGGTAACGTCCATAACCATGAACTGCTTTCGATCCTCGGGCAGAACCTCCAACAACACAGGCAGCCCCTCGGTCTGGGTGTTGCGGCTGATAAAGCTGTTCGCATCATCAACACTACCACCCCAAGAACGAACTTCCATCGTAATCTCCTCGCCTGGACTAGGAATCCTAGACAATCTCGTACCCCGATAGAAAGGATATTTCTCGCCAGCGAGCGGATTATTCTCCTGCATCTTAGCCACAATGAACGCTGCTGCTTGACCCCGAGCGGTATCTCTCACTGCGCCACCCGCTTTCAAATCTCTGATCTCGCTCAGAATCGGCTCAATTTCGCTCGCCTTAGACCACATATCGAAAACACCATCTCGGGGCGAAGCCTTACGAAATTCGAGATAAGGGCGAGGATCAAACCGGTCAGCGCCCCTAGGTCTATCAATCCGACGTAAAGCAATAGCCTCAGTAACTTCAGCTCTCCACGCCCGTGATATTGCTGAACTAAGCACCTGAATCGCTGATACATCATCATTTGGTAAATCACTCAGAACTCCGTAATCAGCAATACCGGGTTCCTCATCTAGAAGCACCGGCAAAAAATCATCACCAATAACTTGCGTCTTAAACAACTCAGGACGCTCTCTCAATAATTCAACACCACGCTCCCATCTTGCCTTCCCCTCTTCAGTAGAGCCGACAGGAGGAGGCCCAGGAACCCAAAAACCGCCATCATCAGTTTCAAAAACACCTCCCCCAGGAATATCCGTAGACTCCGGAACCACATCAACGAACGAACGGGCCATAAACGAAGCCACTTCATCCCCAGCATCATCTAAATCATCAATCGTAGCAGCAGCATCAGCAGCTACTGCGTCGATAGACTGTCCGGCTCGTTCTGCTGCACGCTGTGCTTTGATGGCAGCAACTTCACTCTCAGGCGTAAGATCCGTAAGCACCTCACGAGCGTGCCTAGCCCTAGAGCCTTCACGGTCATCAATCGAAGCAATAATCTCGTCTGTTACAAAGTTTCCAAAAATCTGAGCTTCAATATAGTCGTGGCCGTACTGCTGAATTTTTTCTTCTTTCGCCAAATCCTTTCCCATTCGCGAATCGCTTAAGAATCTTGAATCATGTCCACGAATAGCCATAGCTAGCAGCTTCTCACCTCTATTTGAACCATTCGGATTTGACTCAGCTCTGCCCGCAAGATTCAACAGTTGCTGATCGGTCATAGTCGGGCGATACCCCACCGGCCTTCCAGCACCATTGATAGTGTCGCCTTCTGTAAACGATGAACGCAACATAACTTTCGGATCAAGAAGCATCATATCTTTACCCCAATTATCACCCCTCAGTTGCTCAAGCTCATTCTTAACTACATCATATGCAAAAACTTTTGGGCCGTATTTCTCGATAATTTTTGCATTAACTGCATCAGCAACAATTTGCATAGCCTCCTCATCCGGCAAATCACCAGAGCTTGTTACACCCGGATACAACTCTCCCAGAGTTTCACGAGCTACTTCTAGAACGTCGTCTCTATATTCTTCCTTGATACCACCTAGCTCAAGACCTTTTGCAGTACCATCAGCGTCGTATTTAATTACAGCCCCTTTACCCTCCAACGCCTTTCTACGTGCTTCACGACGCGCCGCACCAGACACAATATATCCGTAAACCGGACGCAAATGCCCAGGCACGTCAGTATGTAAACCCATTAATGCCGCTTCAGATTCTACCCTAACCCGAGCACCGCCAGTTTTCCACCTACCATCACCAGGGCCAAGAAGCCCACGCTCCTCAGCAGCAAGAGCATTTAAATAAGCCCCGGCGTCTTCAATTCTCTCCAATTTACCGTCGGCATTCACAGCAATAGTAGTGTCAGGATCATCAAAAATATCACGCATAAAATCAATCAGAAGTTGTTTAGCTTCCTCAGGAGAAACAGACTCAAGTGCTTCAATTGTCGCCTCTAGCTCAGCAATCCGCCTATCATTCTCAAATTTACCAAACTCGCTCTTAGGAGTCTGATTCTTCCAAAATTCTAGACTTTCCCTTGCCGCCTTTAACATAGAATCCAACATGTCTGCGATTTGAGCAGTATCTACAGGCTTAGACCTATGCCTATACGGATCGTAAGCATTAGGACCCCACTGCATAATAGCATCATATTTAGCTTTCATCTCATCAGCAGACAAACCATCCATACCTGCAAGATCAAAACCATACGTGGCAAGCTCCTCCAAAATACTTGCGTTCCTAGCCATAACAGGATCATCCGCCGTAGCAGCATCCAACTCGCCCGCATCAGCAAACCCCAACTGACGGGCAATATCGTCACGAGTCACCGGATCAGGAACATACGAATCATCCACACCATCAAAAAACTCACGCCTAACAGGAATAGCGCCCACACGAAGACTCTCAACAGTGTCATCAATATCATCAACCGAAGCCGAAACATCAGACGCAACATCACGCAACGCACTATCTAAACCGGCTTGTGCCGCCCCCACAGCATCATCAATATCAGACAACGACGCAGCAGCGTCAGCAAACGCAGCACGCAAAACATCCCCAGACCCGTCAGAACCCTCATAAATTCTCGAAAACGCCGGAGTCATGCCGTCAATCAAAATCTCAGAATTCGGGAACGGAATACCCTTCGCATCCAAACGAGCCATCTCGGCATAAACCTCAGAAATAAGCCGCCAACGTTCCTCCTTCAACGCCACCTCAGGATCAACCGACTCAACAGGTTTCTTAACCCGTGCAGCATACAACTGAACCAGCTTACGACGAGCAGCCTCATCACGATCAGTACCAGTCACACCCAACAACTCGCCCAAATAAGCGAACTCGTGCATCCGCAAATCAGCCTTATCTACGCCCTCGAAATACTCCAACAAGAACGGCGTAGACAACGTAAGCCACTCATCAAACGCCGCAGCCATCTCCGGAGAAGACAACAACGAAGCCGCAGCCTGAGGATCCTTACCGGCCTTAGCCAAAAGGAAATCAACCCTATGGAAACCCT